ACGTCGACCTCGGAGACGGCGAACGCGGCGCCAAAACGCCAACCCGGATCGGTGGCGGTCTGCAAACGGCCCGGAAGCTGATCGTATGTCGTCGCCGCTTGGCCCTCTTTCGAGATGAGTAGATAGGCCATCGACACAGGCACGCCGCCGATCATCGTGATCTGCTGCAATGATTCGACGGTCTTCATGAAGCGGTCAAATTGCCAACCCGTGAAATCGCTACGGAACCGCACCTCCGGATAGATCGCGATCTTGTTATTGGCCGTGTCGACGTTGGCGAGGTCGAAGATTGCAGCCGCATCGCCAGCGCGCGCGATCACGTATGACGGCCACGTCGACGAAGCGCGAAAAGCGGTCGCGTTGTCAACGGGGAATTCATATGCCTGCCGCCCGCCGATCGTCGTCGTCGCATATCGGTCGGTGACCTTCGCATCCGAAAGACCTACGCCGATCGAGCGTTCGTAATACTCCTGCGCGCACGACGCGAGCGACAAGGACCACGACAGATCGCCGGTATGTCGCGGCGGCTCGTCAAGCAGCCACGTCCCCAGGAGTTGTTCGTTGCCGCCGCCAGCCGCATCGAGCGAGTATCCGTAAAGATATGCCCGACGTCCACGCCACGACGGCGGGACGACATAGATCGGATCTTCGTAGCCCGTTGTCGCCCCATACAGCGCGCGCGCGGTCGACCCGAATGCGCCGCGCGTGCAGCCGGTCAGGCTAACGCCACTCGCGACGGTGCCGATCGTGATCGTCTCTCCGTCGGTATAAATCGTCTGCCCATTCGCCAGCCCCGTCGTATCGAACACCGTCAACGACGTAGCCGCAGCGGCGACATCCGCCGTAAGCCATGTCTGCCGTCGGCGGTTGACCGAAAACAACGTCGCAAGCGTCTTCGCGTCGTCATCAAGCAGATCGATTTGCAACGTCGCCGCAAGTTCGCGCCGCTCGTCGATGTCGAGGACGGCTTCGCCCTCTTCGACGCGTGTGATGCAGGCAAGCTGCGTCGATGGAATCGACACGGCTACCGCAGCGGGTACCGCGCGCTCAACGAAGGCTAGCGGCACGCCCTCGATTTTGAGTGACAATACCAGGTCGGCGTGAACGTCGGTTCCTGCGAGGTCGTCATAGAACGCCATGGCTCACACCTTCGCCTGCAAGCGCAGGTCGATCGAGTAGAGCGGCACACCCGGCCCAAGCCGCGTAGGCTCAAACCTCGACAACGTCTCTTCGGAGAAGTGCACCACGTCGACGAGCGTTGATGACGACAGCGCCGCCAGCGTCGTGCCGGTCGAGACTTGCGCCTCGTGGAGCTCAAGCGACGCGCCCGCGCCGAAGCGTTCCATAAAGCCTTCAAGCGTGTCCTGTGGGCCGGCAAGCGCCTTTTGCACGTAGACGCGGCGCTGATCGACAAAGGCCAGCCCAAGGCGCCACGACTCCATACGCGCCGAGCGCGTCACGCCCTGCACGCGTCCGCTTACCGCACGAGGCACCGCGACGGTGCGTTCGCTGTACGGTTCAATCTCGCGCGCGACGTCGTTGCATACCCACGTAGCCGCGCATGACTTCGTCGATATCTTCGGGTTGGCGTCTAGCGCCGTATTTGCTGAAAACCCGAGCAGGATTTCGTCAAACGTCGTCGCGATGTCGGCCCACAAGATCGCGAAGTTGTCGGCGCCGGTTGCGCGCGTGATCGTGATCTTCGCTCCAGGTGTCGCCGGGTCGATCGACCATGCGACCGTTGCGGTGTACGTGTTGGCCGATGCGGTCGCATTTTGCAAAGCCGTCACGAGCGCGGGCAAGAGGTCGCCGGCCACGCCATCGCCGCGCAGGTAATACGTACCGGTCGCAATCGTGGCGTTGCCCGTCGATGCGCTTTCGGTGAAGCGGATCACGTTGTTGGCGCTCGTCAGGACGATCGCGCCAAGCGTCACAGGATAGCTCACGCTGCACCTCGTCGGCGGTCGCCGGTTCGCATGACGCGCGCAATCTCGCGCGCGGTGTCTTCGGGCAACGGCCCGCCGACGCCGTAGGAGACGTTGATCACGAGCGGCCCGCCGTTGCCGCCGCCGCCCGACGAGCGTGGCGAAGCTCCGCGATCGCGTGCTGCGCCCTTGGTGCCCGTCTTATCGGCCGGGATGGTGCTGGACACCGCCGCGCCGCCAGCGCCCATGCCAATGCCGGCCGCGATAGCCGCGACACCGGTTGCGATCATGCCAGCGCCAGCACCGGGCGTCAGCGGGTTTGACGAGATGATCGCGCCTTCGAAGATCGCACGCGTGCCGCTGCCGACGAGCTGTTGCCCCGTCGCCGACAAGAACGATGCGACCGCCTTTTGTTCGGCATACTTCTCGCCCTTGATCTTTGCTTCGATATAGTCTTGAGCCGTTGACAATGCGGTGGATGCCGCTTGTTGCCCGGCATCAATAAACATCTGCGTGAATTGCCTTTCAGCATCAGATTTTGCCTTGGCTTCTTCTTCCGCGACGCGTTTGCGCTCCGCTGCTGCTTCCTTCGCTGCTTTATTTTTTTCCCGCTCAAGATCTCGCGTTTCCTTCAGTTGGCTTCTTGCGTCTTGCTTGCGCTCGTCTTCTTCACGTTTGCGAGCCGCTTTACGCATGTCGCGTAACTGATCTTCTTCGTCCTTCAATCCCGCAACGTAGATCTCATACTTAGCGTCAATTTCCTTCTTGGCTGAATCTGCATAGTTTTTTGATTCTTTATCTTTTTTCTCTTTTGCTTTTTCAGCTTGAGATAGTTGCTTGTTGACCTCAACAAGATCGGAAAGAGCTTTTCTCTGTTCTTCGAGAGATTTTGTCAGTTCATCGCGTCGCGTCTTGGCGTGGGCGAACGCCTCCGCCTGCATCTTGAAGTCTTCTTTTTCCTGATCTGTAAATACTTCTTCAATCCCAAGAATCTGAAGTGCTGATAAGTTTTTTCTTCCTTGTGGCTTTGCTCTTTCTTCAATCGACGGAAGATTTTTTTCTAGAGTTTGAAGCTGCTTTTCTGTGGCCGCAACGGATGCGCGCGCCTCATCTTCCGTGATTTGCCGCGACGTCTTTCCGAAATTGCGCAATTCCGTTTGCGCGTCTTTCAGTGCTTGCGTCAAATCTTGCGTTCGCTTGTTCACTCCTTCTCGAAGTACCTTATCAACATCATCAAGTGCGCCGCGCCATAGCCTTGAATTCGCCGTTACCTCTTGCTGAATTGTGTCGTATTTCTGATATAGATCAGAAAGTTGCGATACGGCAACCGCCGCAATCCCAATACCGCCAGCGAGACCGAGACCGCCGCCAAATGCCTGCACGACCTGCGGCATGTTGTTCACGACGCCGCGCAAGCCATACTGTGCGTCATCGATCGCTTGCCCGAGGATCAGCATCTTTGACGCGGCCATGCCGCTCGACTTTTCCAGCTGCGGGAGTGCGGCGCCGGCCTTGCCGATGCTCGTCTCGACCGACGATAGCTTGCCGTTGAACTTCTCGACCTCGGCTGTCGCCTGTTTTGCGTCGACGATGATCTTGGCTTCGATGGTCTGCCCGGTCGTCATGCGCCTACCTCCTACCGGGCGGCGCGGCTGGCGCGCTCGCTCGTTCGCTGGCTTGCTTTGCGTCGTCGCTCATCTTCGCCGCGCGTCCCGAGTCTATCACGGCGAAAGCGTCGACGGTATGCGTGGAAAGGCTACGCAATGAATCAATCCCAGGCTTGCCTTCGCATGCCCGCCACAGCGACAGAGGGCCAGTCACGTCGGGATGGTCGAGCAGATGGCGCCGTGGACAGGTCCGCGTCTCGTGTTCGGTGCCAGCAAAAAACGCCATCTTGGCGCCGCCGTGGCAGCCGAAGAGCGACCGACGCGCTGCCGGGCAGCGCGTGCAGTCAAATTCGCTCAGGTCGACGGCGGTTGCTGCCCACAGCGCAAGGCTTTTCCCGGCGGCAGCTCCAGAAAGTGTCGCGCGGCCGCGTGTAATGGCACGAGCAGGCCGGCGAGGCGCAGCGCGGGCATCGATTCGGCGACGCTGTCGCGCAGTCCTTGCAGGCCATCCAGCTTCGCGACGACGCCGCAGACGACTTCTTCGTAGACGCGTTCAAGGCGATCGTAGGCGTCGCGCCGAGCCAGCACGTCCTCGCCCTTCGCGGCGTTGCGGATCGCCAGCCACGCCGCTTGCGTCTTCGCTGACCACAGGCGCCGCGTGGCGTCGTCGACGATACGCATGGTGATGAACACGCCATCAAGGTTGACATCTGGTTCGTATTCGCCGAGCGGCTCAAGCGCATTGCCTTCGGTCAGCGCGACGAGTTTGCGCGCGTGCTCGGCGACCTTCACCGAGTCGCGCGCACCGTGCGCCAGCGAAACGGCGCTGACGGATTCCTCGACGTCGGGCCAGACCGTCGAATCGTCGAGCGGCACGCGTGCCTTGACGCGCGCGTCGATTTCTGCTTGGCGCGCCTTACGCGCTTCGTCGTGGGCTTCGCGGAGGATGGCTTGTAGGGCGACGGGGTCGCCAAGTTGGCCAGGATAGATCAGGATTGCAGGCATGGTATTGGTGCTACCACGAAAAAACATAGACGGCACCAACGCCGCCGACACCGCCAGCGCCACCAGTTCCCGTGCTCGTGGCGCATCCACCTCCGCCGCCGCCGCCGCCGCAAAGACCACCTGCACCGCCATCCTTGCCGGCAGTGTTCGCCGTGATCGAACCACCGCCGCCACCGCCGCCAAATCCGCCGCGATTAGCGTTGCCGTCCGTACCAGGTGTCCCAACCGTCGGCGTCGCGCCCGACGTGCCGGCAGCGCCGCCACCGCCGCCCGCAAGGACGTTGGATCCGCCGGCCGTTGCGTTGATCAGCGCGGGCGTCACGGTTGCGCCAGCGCCACAGCCGCCGCCAGCGCCGCCCCAGATCGTACCGCCGCCGGCTGAATTGGCCGGCACGTTCGTATGACCGCCGCCCCCGCTGCCGCCGTGTTCGCTCATCACTGGCGCCGTCGCCGTGATCGAGCCAGCACTACCGCCGCCGCCGACAGGTACCGCGACGACGGGGGCGCCAGCAGTTCCGGCAGCTGCCGACCCGACGCCACCGGCACTCATGCTGCCGCCACCACCACCACCGCCGCCGGCTGCTGCGGTCGTTACCGCGCCGCCCGCGCCGCCACCGCCCCCATAGGCGACGATCGCGTTGATGCCGGTTGAAAAGTTTGTATTGCCGCCAGCACCACCGACGCCACCGGCCGCACCCGACAAAGAGGCAGCGCCAGCGGTTCCGCCAGCACCGACGGTGATCGACTCAGTGGCACCAAGATCGGTCGCGCGATAAATTCGCTCGATTCGCGCTCCACCGCCGCCGCCAGCGCCGCCCATACGGACGACCGCGCCGGTTTGCGACCCGCCGCCGCCGCCGCCGCCGCCGCCGCCGTACGCAACGATGCGCACGAATTTCGGGGTGAACGTCGTTGGCTTCGTCCACGTTGTGGCGCCCGACGTCGTAAATGTTTGTAGGTCGACGAGCGCAGGCAAACGAGCCACGCCGATGGTGCCAACGGTCAAATCGGTCGCGCTACCCGAAGCCGCGACCGCCGCAAGACCGAGCGTCGTTCGCTGCGCTGTCGCGTCGGCATCGTCAAGCAACGCCTTACCGGCGGTCGTGATGTCGCCGCCTAACTTCGTCGTTGATACGGCGCCAGCCGCGATCGTCGTCGCAACAGTGCCGACAGTAGTCGTGACGTCGCCCGTCAGCGCCGGCATACGTGCGGCTGGCAGCGTGCCGGCCGTAAGGTCTGCGGCGCTCGCAGACGACGCCACGGTAGCAAGGCCAAGCGTCGTCCGTTGCGCTGCTGCATCGACGTCGTCGAGCAACGCCTTACCGGCGGTCGTGATGTCACCGCCGAGGTTCGCCGTTCCGACGGCAGACGCGGCGATCGTGACCGTGCTATTCGCGCCGCCATCGGTGATCGCAACGCCGCTGCCGGCGGTAAGCGCACGCTCGGCGGTTAGCGTCGCGTTCGCTCCGATCGTCACGTAGGCCGCGCCGGTCGGCGCGCCACCACCGCCGCCGCCGCCGCCGATCACGCCTGCATCAATGTCGTCCTCAATCTTGGCGAGGCGAGCATCAATTGGACGTGTTCGGTAGCGGTCGGCACCGTCGATGGCACGCTGATCGGCGTAGGCCATCGATCAGCCCACCGCCAGGACGGCCGGGAGTGCGCCAGTTCCAATCGCTTGGAATTTGACGACAGGGAACGCTCCCGAGGTCTGCACCGTCGCGCGGAAGTCGGCGGTGGGCAGGAGCGCATAAGCGCACCCGCCGATCTCAGTGCCGACCTGCAAGGCGACCTCGCGTGCGGTCGAAACCTGACCCGCGTTCACGTCGCTGCCGAGGAGATTCACAAGCGACGGCGTGCCGGCATTGTCCTGAATTTCGCCGAGCGTGGCGGTATTCGAGATGTAGAGTTCACCCTCGATCATAAACGACTTTCCATCACCGGTGCCGCACACGCCGCCGAGCTTGCCATTCGTCTTCGACGACGTCTCACGGATTGCGGTAGCGCAATTGTAGGTGATCGACGCGTTGCGGAGCAGGTACTCAACGCCGTCGAGGCGGAAATATGCGCCGTCATTGACGAGCGGATTTCCCGCCGTCGGATCGGCGTAGGCCGGGTCGACTTCGGCCACATCGGCCCACGTCGTCGGCGACCACGTCGACGACATCGTGACCATGCCCGCATTCGGGATTCCAAGGTTCATCGACATTGGCGCACAGCCGAAGTAGTCGCGACGCCAGTCCTCGCCCTCTGCGGCGAAAAACGCATGCACGTGCGACGTCAGCGAATCATTCACAGTATAGACGGCAAAGCGAAACACCGTCGCCGATGTTGTCGGTGTGCCGGTGTACGGGTGTTGAAGCGTAACACTTGAGGTCGCAGCGCCGCCATTCAGCTCAACGCGTCCGATCTGCAAGCCCGACGACGTTTGAAATGCAATCACCGATCCATTCGGGACGTTTGCCGCAGCGGTGAACGCCACAACGCCGGTTGCCGGCGTATGGCCGGTAACGGCGATCGTCGGCGCAGCGCCCGTCGTCGCGGGAGCCACGGCGCCGAAGAGCGATGCGAGCAAATAGCCTTGCTCCATTTTCGCCTCGAAGTCGGCTACGGCCGCGCCGGTGTTGGCGTTCACGCCCTTGAATTCAGTTGCGACCGAAAGATCGCCGATATCCTGCACGCCACGGATATGTGGATAGCGACGACCCGACAACGAGCGCAGCGAGCGATCGATCGGCGTACGCTGGCGCGGCAAGAACGACGAGCCTTCGTCGGTGATTTGCAACGGGACCAACGTACCAGGCGTACCGCTAAACGTCGTCGTGTTCGTGTGCAGGGCATAGCGCAGCGTTTGCAGGCGGGTAATGTCGGTCATCGCGTGATCTCCAGTTCAAAGGTGAGGCGCAGCCGTTTCCCGCCGTCGACGTCTTCGACGACGAAAGGCCCGAGGCTATCTCCGGCCGGAGAGATAGCGATGATCGTTGAGGCGGGGCGCTGCCAGTTCGATGATGAGGCGAGCGCGCGGATCAGTTCGATCGCGTCTTCGCCGATGGCTTCATCCATCGTCGATGCGTCGACGTCAAAGACGTATTCGACGACGACGTCGACGGATAGACGGTAGCGCGTCGCCGTTGGCTGCACGTGCCCGATCGCGTTGCCTTGCTTGAGCGCCAGCCAGTAGCGGCGCGAGTCACCGATGGCCTCGCTTTCTTCGCCGTTCGGGTCGTGCTTGAATTTCGACGGCAGACCTTGCTTGCGGATCGTCGGCGCCGTGCCGGCGATGATCGACACAAGTACAGGACGCGCGGTGGACCAGCTCATCGCGTGATCCCCATGTATCGCGGGCCTTGCGCGCCCGGCGTCGGGACGTCAGGCGTCACGGCGTCTTGCGGCGCCGTTGCGAGGTCGATGCGGTCCCACGTCGTTTGCTTCGTCTGCTCGTACGCAGCCTCAAGACGCGAGACAAATTCCGACGATGCTTGCGGCCACTGGCGCGCCAGGTGAAGCACCGTCGCGCTTGCGTGCATCGGGCCGATGACGTCATCGGTCAAGATGTCTTCGTCGAGGATGCCGCGCGCGGCAAGCGATGGCACGATCACGTGTCGCCATGACGCGTTGATCGCTTCTTCGAGCGTCGTGTCAGTGGCGCTCGCGAGTTTGCGAACGACGGGATACGCCTGCGTGAGTTCGGTCGGCGTGAGCGAAATCGACGTGATACGGCGGACGACGCGAAATGGCTCGTCCCATTCGCGCACGATGCCGTCGATGGTAGCGCGGAAGAGCACGTAGCCTGCGCCGGGCGATGCGGTCTGCGTCGCCGTGAGCGCCACCGTGACGGCGACACCCTTGACCGTGCTGCTATTGCCGATATTCGAAACAAGCGGCTCGGCCAACCACAGTTCAGTGGACGTGCCGCTTTTGCTCGCCACGACGACGATTTCACGCCCGGCCGTCGCATCGGTGATCAGGTAGCGCCGACCGGCGATCCAGGTCTGCGCAACCGACACGGTGATCGAGTTGTCGCCCTCTTGATGCGCGCCCTGTGTCGTCGCCGACAGGCTGTCGACCGTCGCTGCGACATACGTACCGACGTCATCCTGTGCACCGGGGCCAATGCGCCGCGCTGTCGCCGACGTGGCTACATGCGACGTCAGGACGCCGTCAGCCGCTAGACGCGGGTAGGTCGTGATCGTCTCTGTCGATCCGAGAAGGACGCGCAGCATAGGCTATTACATAACACGCACGGCAGCAGGTGTCGACGGTCCCCCTTGCCCGCGCGCGCGTCGTTGTCGTCTACGCTTGCCGTTCTTTTCTTCTTCGTCTTCGTTTTCGTCCTCGACGTCATGCACCGTCACCGGCGACGCGCCATTCAGCAGGCGCACGCTAATGACCTTCGCGACGACGGCGCCGATCTCCATACCGAAGCCGATCGCTACGCACTCAAGAATCGTGACGACGATGTCGACGAGATCCATCATGCCCTCCCGTCGTAGCACTTGCCGTCGCGCCAAAATCGTTGTTCGGTGTAAATGACGACGTCGGCGGTGAAACGACCAGATTCGCGCTCGATCCAAAATTCGCCATGCCCTTGCGTCCATCCGGTCGGGCCTTTCAGGTATGGCGCCTCGTCGACGGGGCACAAGCAAGGGATGCCGAAGCCGCCGCGCACGTGCTGCGAGCCTTCGGGGCCAGCGACGGGGATCGTATGGATTTGCGCGCGGTGGCAATGCCCGACGACGATCGATGTCCCGTAGCGTAGCAGGTGCTGCTTGGCGTACGCATCGCCTGCGTAGACGCCATGCGTAAAGCCCAGGTGCCCGATCTTATGGACCTTGCCATAGTCCGACGACGTGATCCGATACTCAGCGAGGCACAGCGCGGATTGCCACGTCTCACGCCCGCGTAGCACTGGCGCCTTTTTGGCGACGTATCGCGCATAACGATGTTCGTGATTTCCCTCGACGTAGTGGATCGGCTTGCTGCCCATCCGTCGACGCAGGTCATAGAGCTGCGCGCGCACGGCTTCGACCTCGGCGGCAAATTCTGGCGCCGGTTGCCCGTCTTCGTGGAGCGACACTGAAAGGAAATCGGCGAAGTCGCCGTTGATGATCAATCGGTCAGGCTGCACGTCGTCGAGGCGAGCGAGAAACGCGCGCCACGCGAAGGGATGGTGATAGGGCACGTGCACATCAGAGCACACAAGCACGAGATCGACGTCGCTGCGCGAGCGGCCGCGCTTCGTCTTTGCCTTCGCCACGAATCCCCCGCTGGCATTACTGCGCCGTGTGCACGCTGCGCACGCTGCGCACGCGGTAGGTTTTGACCTGCGTCCCCCAGGTCGTCGATCCTTCGAGGTTCACGGCATCAAGTTGCGCTTCGCGTCCCGTCGCCGGGTCGGCGTAACGAAGGCGCTTGAAGCCGCTTGCGTCGTAGTGCTCGTCGAGGATCAAGACGAAATGATCGCCGAAAGCGTCGCCCGTGTGGTCGACGTGCGCGATCACAAGCCCACCGGCGCGCAGCGTCTCGCCAATGGCGCCGCGAAGCTGCGATGGGTCGCCCTTGAGTGCGTCGCCGACGACAAGCCCAGCCAGCGCGCCGAGTTCTTTCGTCATGGCCATCGAATGCAGAAACGCCTTGCGGTCGATGCCGGCGCTATTCAGCAGCGGCGGTGGCATCTCGACACCACGCAGCGCGCGCGCGGCCTCGCACAGGCAGACGAGCAGGCATCCGGCGCGCCCGATCGTCGATGGGCCAAAGCCGAGCGTCGCGGCCGACCATCGAGGATCGGCCTGTCGATACCGTGGGCCACCGGCGGTCATTTGCCGCCCGGCAGCTTCAGCTTTTCGATCGAGTTGGCGACGACGTCGGCAGCATCGGCGGCAGCGTCGTTGCTCGGATCCTTGTCGCCGTGCGCGCGTTTGCTATAGGCGCGCAGCATCCCGACGACGACGTCACGCGCGAAGAGAGCCAGTAGCATCGCGACGATGCTTGCGGCACCGTGCGGAGAAATCAGATCCTTTGCGAAGATGTCAAACACGTTCACACCCCAAGTTTGTTCAAAGCGGCATCCAAACGATCGAACCGGCGATCGAGGTCTTCGCGCAAGCGATCGACGGCGCCGCGCACCGCATCGAGCGATTCCTTGCTTGCCTTGTCGGCCTTGAGTTCAGCGACGAGTTCTTCCAGTCGGCGCGTGCGGGCTTGCAGCGAAGCCCATGCGGCTGCGCCGCCAGCGATTCCCGAAAAGATGCCAGCGATAATTTCTTGCGTCACGGAACGCCCCCATCGACGGCTGAAAGGTCGAACGCCTCGCTTCGTTCTTCTGGCGAGGGAGCGCCGCCCCACTGCACCGGGATACCGGTTGTGGTGGCGGGAGACAGGATTGCGACACCTTCACCAAGCGAAGAACCGTCACCACCTGCGCCGGTCAATGTATCACGCCACGCGCGCGCCTGATCGCGTGAAAGCGCGATCGCGATCTTGCAGCGGTTGTCGCCGTCGATTGCGTGGAAGCCGTTGATCGCTCCGGCTTCCTGCATGGCGTAAAGCACGCGCGCGGCTTGTGCGTTGTCGCCGTCCAAGCCCGACGTTTCACCAGGACGATCGCCGCCACCCTCAAGCAAGACCGCGCATTGATCGCTAGCCGGGGCAGTCACGAGGACACAATCACCATCGGACGGTGCGCATTCGACGACGTAACTACCGGCCGGCGAAAGCACTGACGAGAGATAGGCGAAGCCACCGGCGACGGAACCACCAACGGTGACGAGAAGAGCCGCAAGGCTGTTACGATTCATGGTGTCACCGCAGGCGTCACGATCGACGGCCAGATGCGAGCGCGTGAAATCAAGCAAGACGGCTGCGCCGCTGTCGACCCTGTCGTGCCCAGGTAGATGAACGAAGACGCAACCGTGGGCAACGTGGCGAGCGTATCTGTGCCGATCGATGTACCGTCGTAGAACGCTTCGATGCTATCGGTCGCCATCGTTTGCCGCAGCTTGTGCGCCACACCATCGGAGACGTCGCCGGATGCCGCAACGATCGACCATTGCGACGTCGTCACAGTGCCATCAGCAAGCATGCGATCAGCAGTCGGATCGATGCCAAGGCGAGCGAAGTTGGCTGTACCCGTGCCGATGCTCGCGAACGTTGCCGCTGCCGGTGTATCGAACGACGGGCAAAGTACCTGCACATCCATCGTCGTCGGGCTGCCGAGATAGTGTGACGCGCCATCGAAGCGCACGTCGTCAGCATTGCGTGTCACGGTCGCCGTCGTCGTGGCGAGATAAGACGTCATCGTCGGGAAAGCTTCAACACGCGCGCCCCAAAAGCCGCAATCTGCTGTCGCGTCAGCGTCCGTGTAGGACGTCACGCCATCGCTTGGCGCGCACAGCAGATCGTGATCGTTCGCCGCCGCCGTGCCGGCGTAGCTGATCGATACGCGGCACAGGTTGACGTCGGCGACGCCGTCGCCAGTGGCATCGACGGGCCAACGCTGCGCGCGCGCTTGAAGGATGCCCGCTTGCACCGTCTTGACTGCGGTTGGGCAATCCTCGCCGATCGTGCAGGCCGCGCATGCCGTGAGGTCGAACCATGCCGTAGCCGTTGCGATCGTGTTGTCACGCAAGGCAACGAACGTTTGCGCGCCAGCCTTTGCCCATACGCTGAAGGTGTGCGTCGCTGCCGTGAGCGTGATGCTCTGTCGCAGACCGTGGTCGCCGAGGGCGTTGGCGCCGTCGACGTCGTCGCCCGTCGTCGAAAGCTCAGGAGTGGCCCATTGGTCCGCAAGCACGTTGTCGCCGACGGTGATTGCCGTCCACGTCGTGCCCAATGTCTGCGACTGCAACGCCAAATTCGTCGACGCAGGCTCCGACATGAAGCCAGCAATCACGGTTCCGCCAGAGTAGGTATAACGCGCAACGCGAGGTGCGCTGATTCCGGAAAGATACAGGTGACGCGTCACACCATCGACGACGTCGACCATCGCGGTTGTCGCGCGCGTAAGCATCGTGGGCGCCGACGTACCGACCGCAATCGACGGCGACACGCCAAAAGCAACGGCGGTGCGCGCGCGCGCGATAGGCGGCAGGTCGGTGGCGATTGAAGTGATGCAGTTGGTGCACTTCCAAATGCGCACCGAGATCATGCTTACCGCTGCCGTCGCGCCGCCGGCAACGGTGCCGATGCCAAATTTACCGGCGGATGTCAGGTTGACCGCCGTAGAGGCTGCGGTTGATGGCGTCGCCGCGTTGACAACGGGCGCAGCGATCGCCACGCCGGAATCGATCGCGTAGATCGTGTGATTGTAGCGGTCAAAAACATTGTTGATCGCCGTAGCGCTGCTATTGGCAGTGTTCGTGCCGTCGCTCACGGTGATCTGCCCTCGACAAGCTGTCGACGTGCGCTGTACGGCCCATCCGGCGGTTCCGACACCAGGTGTCGCCGCAGTGCCTATGACGGCGCCGGTCGTGGCGCATACGCCGGGACGTGTCACAACCTCGATTACGGCGTCCTCGGCGCCAATCTGGCCAACCGACGTCGTGGCCGCTTCGTAGTATTTGCCGGCGGCTGCAAACGTAACGCCACGCTCGGCGCCATCAAACGCGTGGAACGGCGTTGCAATCGTCGTCGTCGGCGACGATCCGGTGCCCGCTTCGGAGAGAACGACGGTGCCGCTTGCGTCGCGACATGTCCAATTCGTGCCACTGATTCCTTGCGCATCGCACGCAAGGACGAGCGTCATTGCCGTTCCGTTGACGGTCAGCGAATCCGCAAGGTCATTCGGCGTCGTCGCGCCGGCTTGCAGGTCGAACGACATTGCGGGCGACGTCGATGCTGCGGCCAACGTCGTGCCATCACCGATGCCGATACCGGCAAGGCCACCATCGTCGCCGAAGGTGAATCCGCCTGAAAAAGTGCCGGCGATTGCAGCGCCGGCACCAAGCACAACCGCGATTGCGGCGATTGCGCGCTTGATCATGGCGCCGTCAACGTCGGCACAAGCGCCGCACAAAAGAGCGTCACGGAACCAGCACCAACGCGGCAATAGGCTTGCTTCGCATTACCCTCCCACGTCGACTTGAGGCATCCGCTACCGCAAATGCTCGGGCTGTTACGCGTGGCGAACGCTGGATCGGCGATCGTCGAATCGCCAATGGCAACGCGCGTCGTCGAACCAGTCTCGGCTCCCTCGGGCGGGATGCACTGAACCGCGATCAATGAGTTGCCGAATCCCGACGGGGCCATCGACGTTGCCGACGTACCACACGAGACCGTGTAGCTCTTGAGAAACGACGGCCCCACCGCCGTCGCCGCCGAATGTTCGGCATTGGCGACGACGATGGAGGGACCGCCAAAAGCGAGCAGGCTGCCGCTGACAATGAGCGCGCCCACGATGAAAGCGACAACGCTGCTACGCATTTCAGACCTCGCCGATCTTGACCATGGCAAACGACGCGCTACGGATCGTCACGGCATTACCGTTCGTCTGGACTGCAAGGCGGATTTCGCACGTATCGCCAACCGCCGACAGGTCGACGATCGCGTAAGCGCAACCGACGGCACCACGAGCAGCAGCCGCCGGCTCAGTCTTCAGCGCCTTGGCGCCCTTGGCAGCGGCCGCGACGCCCGCTTCCTTCGCGAAGACCTGCACCGAGTGGAACGACGCGTTCACGCCGATCGAATCGCCGATATTGGCGAGCACCAGGTACTTGCCGCAGCCGGCCGGTGTGGCGACGGTGGCGACGCCGGTACCGACGGCGAACGTCAAGCCGCCGCCGGTGGTGTTCTTCTTTTCAGTGAAAAGCGCGTTCACGATCGCCTGCGGCGTCGCCGACGCGGCGACAGTGATCGAAAAACCGGTGCCGTCGTCGACGTCAACGAGCAAAGTGTTGTGAGTTCCGCCGGTGTTGAGTGCTGCGAGGGACATAGCTGACTCCTATTCACTTGCCGCGCTCGCGGCGTTCACGGTTGATGCGCTCGGCGGATTCCCGCGCGATCTGGCGGGCCTTCTCCGAGGAGAGATTTGGGGACGATTCCTTGATCTTCTGCGCGACTTTGTCGACAACGGAAGGGGCAACGTCTTTGTTACTCATGCGCTCGCCTTCTTAGCAGAGTTGGTGCCGCTCGCATAGCCGCGCATCATTTCGCGCATCGTCTTTGCGAGGTCTGCTGACTGCTCGTTCTCCAGTCTCTTTTCGGCTTGTCGACGAGCGTCGATTGATTCGGCGATGAATTGCGTTTGCGCCTTGGCCCACCGCTCAAGCAGGTGCTCGGGGTGCTCGCGGCGGATCACGTCGTCTTCGAACGACACGAAGGCATCGCCATTCGGCATCTCCTCGCCCAGCGCAAGTTTCCAATCGCCAACAGATTCGATCAGGAATATCGGAAAGTTCGTTTCTTTCCCGTCGACAGTCACGGCGACGCGCTTTGACAGCACACGCGCCAGTGCCTGCCGCTGCGAGGTCTGCTCGCCTTCTTTGTCAACGCCGCCGTCGAGAAATTCGACGATATGCGGATCCTTGATCGACTTGAGCTTGATCGTTCTCTTCACGAATGCGCCTCGCTTGAGGGAAAAGAAGAGGGGCCGCCCTATTGCGGCCCCTCTTTGTCGACGGCTATCAGACCGCCTTGTAGATGATCCTGATACCGTGCTCGTCGGTGTGTTCGCCGACGGCCCAACACCAACGACCGATCGCCAACAGCGTGTCATCGGCGAGGTCATACTGGAATCCGAGCGACGGCGCGTAACGCTCGACGAGTTCGCCGAATCCGCGCACGCTGCCCGGCGCGCCAGTCTCGCCACGGCCGGCGACGATGAGCGCGGAGACACGGTCGACGCCGGCATTCGCCGTCGACATCACCGCTTTGTTCGCGGCGTAGACCGGAATACCGGCGAACGAACCACGGAATCCATTTCGGCTCGCGTCGGGGCGGTGGTTGAAGAACGACAGATCGGCCTGATTGCCGGCAAAGATCGTCGACAGCGGCGCGCCCGTACCAGCGACGGCCAGCGCGCGCAGATCGGCGACGCCCTTCTCCTCGAGCACGAAGACCGCGTCTTCGCTCTCGACGTTGTTCGTCAACAGCTTCGTCAGCGCGTCCAACATCGTCGCGAACGACAGCGACGTATTCGTCGTGCCAGCCGAGCCCGACAAGCCAGGAAAGAGCTGAAGCGCATCCGTCTCGGCGCGCAGATAATGCGCCTGCATGACTTCCATCATGGCGTCACGAACGAGCGGAAGCGCAGCGGCGCTACCCGACTGAATCGCGCTGATCACCTGATCACGCGCGACGCCCGGCAGGGCGAGTTCAATCGAGTCTGACGTGAGCTGCACGCCCTGAACCTTCGTCGTCGGCTGAATCGAAATGTTCGACTGCACAGAGAAGGTCGCGGGATTCGAAAACGCCAGCGCTTCCGTGTCGTCGACGGCAGCGGCCAGCGCGTTCTTCTTTCGAATCTTGCGGACCTTCGTCGAGGCGCCCGCGATCGACGCCTGATTCATGAGGGGCAGAATGACGTACTTGCCGCGAAGCGGATCAAGCGCAATCTGCGACATGACCTCGGTAAGCAGCCAATTTGCGACGGTGGTGGACGACGTAACGGCCATTTTTTTCCTCGGACGGCTCTATGGCCGTGTCAGGCGTTGGGCGCCTTGGTCGGGCGGGCAAATCGCCCGACGCCAAGGGAATTGGATTGGCCGCGTGGGCCAAGAATGGAAGCAAAGAAAGAGGCAACCGCGCCGGGGTCGCGCGCCTTGATTTCAGCAATTTTCTTACCGGTCGGATCGGCAAGCGCTGCTTCGATGTCTGACGTGCCGATGGCGGGCGGTGCGCCGAGCGCGGGCGGAGTACCAACGGCTTTCGCCGCAGGCGCACCAGGTGACGCGCGGAACGCCGCAAGCACCTTGGCCTTGGCCTCGACCGACGACGCGTCGGAGTAGAGTGCACGCACCGCCTCAGGCAGCGCAGCGGCCTCGGCGTCAAGGAGCTTCACCTCGGATTCCTCGTGGGCGCGCCATCGCTGCGCGAGCGGCTCCATGCCTTCGAGCTCGGCCAGTCGGCTCTTGGCGGTTTCGAGCGCCTTGGCCAATTCGCCGGCGCGCTCGGCCTCTTCCTGCGCCTTCTTGCGTGCGTCGCGGTCGGCCCTGCGCGCGGCGGCGCCCTCGGCCTTGAGCGCGGCGAGCTCTGCAGCAGCAGCACGCAGCGCAGCGAGGTCCTCGGCGGGTTCGGCAGCAGCGGGCGCGGCGTTGTTCGCTGCATCGGCAGCGGCGGGGGCGGAAGGCGCGCCCTCGGGGGCGGTATTGGTCGTCATAACATCATCCTACAGCATCGCTTATGTAATGCGCAACCCTAGCGCCACATCACCCGCGCAATCATCTCGCGGAGATAGGCTTCTTGTTTTGGGTCAAGGCCCATCCATGGCCGCGCAGGCGCCGTCGCCGTGCCGTTGTGCAGCCAGTAGCCCACGACGTTGTGCGGCGGGCTTTGCTTGCTTGTGCGCTGCATTCGGTAGGCTTTGCTCGCCTGTCGTCCGGCGAGGTGCGACGAGTAGTCGCCAGCGGCGGCAGACTTCTCAAATCGGCGCATGGCGCGGTTGTAGCGCTGTTTCCCGCCTGATTTCGGCACCCACACCGGCGACGTGCCCGTGTCGGGCGCGATCGTGACCTCGACGTAGTCGGCACGCAAGAGCGCATCGCGCGCCTTGACGCTATTCATAAGCCCGCCGGTCAAGCGCAAATCGACGCTTTGCGACTCGCCGCCGCGACGCAAAAAATTGCGATAGCGCCGCGAGTAGGGCGCGAACGGTCGACCGTTGATGTCTAGCCCCTGTTCGGTTCGGCGCGTAATCGCGCCGGGGGCAAAGCGCTGAATCTCGCGCGCGATGCCTTCGGCGTTGAAGCGCGGCGGGCGTCCACTCTTTCGAACCACGATGCCCATGCGTCACCCCGCGACAACGGTTTGCGTCTCAAGCCTAGCGGGCTGAAATGTCGACGTCACGTCGACAGGGTTGCCGCTCGCGTTGACATCGTAGATTCGATAACCCTCGTCAAGCGCGAGCGGGATCGGCGTTGGTGCCCACGAATGGCGGCAATTGTAACCTCCGCAGTAGTCCTCGACGGACAAGCCCTGCCCGTTGTCGAGCTTGCGCGGGTCGACCGCTGCCTTGCCGACCCACGTTCGACAAAACGGGCGGTTCTTCTGATCGCGCGGGCCAACGTAGACAAAGACCATGCGTTCCCCGCCGTCCTCGAGGTCGAGCGCGATCGAGACAACGGCATGCCGACCTGCGGCCATGACGGCCGCGTCGACGGCGAATTGCGCGCGCTTGACCGACGTGTCGAGTTGCACCGCAACCGACGACACCAGGTCAGCGAGGCTGCCGCCCGTCGTGATTCCGCGCGCGACGGCTTGGCGAATCTCGTCGTTGGCCGCGCGAAACACAGCGACGACGTCGCGGATTTGCCCGTTGACGATCTGATCTAGTTCCTGTCGGACGTCAACAGATAGCGTTGCAGGCGGCGCACCGACGACCGCCGCAACAGCCTCCACAGCACGCGCGCCCGCAACGCTCGCGACCTCGTCCCCGAGTGCAGCGAGTCGCTGCTCGACTTGTCGGTAGACGGCAACGGCGGTCTGTCCTTGACGCTTGACAAGTGAATCCTCGCCAGAATTGGTGTCGAGCTGTAGCAGTATGCGCAGAAGATCACGTTGCAAAGCCTCCCGCACGGCGCGCAGGTCTTCGATCGCGCTGTCAGCGACAGGACCTGCGGCGTCTGCCCCGCTCATGCATTACCCGTTGGCGTCGACGACGGCGACGTCTCGCGCGCGGTGAACGGCGACGGGCCAGCGACCATGCCAGCGAGGCGCACGGCGGGCGCGGCTTGCTGTTGCTTCTGCGCAAGGTACGCCAACGCCTCGTCTCGCGACGACGACAGGCCGAGCATGACGCGCGCGTCCGCCTCGTCGATGATCTTCGCGCTCAAGAGGTCGAGGACGCGTTGAGTCTTCGCCGCGTCGTCCTCGTAGGTTTTGACCGTGCCAAGCGTGACGACGGGATACGCCCCGCCAAAGTCGGCCGGCGCCGTGGGCGAGAAGTGCGCCAGCACGTCGAGCACGATCGGGAGCAATTCCGATTCTTCGAAGTCTGCGAAGATCGGGCGCATCTCGGCGACGCGCTGATCGTGCGGGGCATTTGCGATCAGGCGCGACACGCCCGACTGCGGCGCCCCAGGTTCGACGGCGTAGGCATCGGGAGAGTTGCCACGCGAGACGCCGAGTTCTTGCAGGTCGCGCGTCGCGCTCGCTTGAATCGCCGAATGATCCGCCGACGGCGTCAGGTATTGCAGCACCTCGCCACTGCCCACGTGCAGCACGGCGTCGGGGCCACCGACGAGTTCGGACGTGTCGCGCTGGTTTCCGCTGTAGACCGCTTGCGCGTGGGCCTGCATGTTGACGACATGCTGTCGATTGGACCTTGCAACGTTCAGAGTGTCGACGTTGATCGACACGTCGCGATCGGGCGCGGGCCACCATCCACCAGATCCGAATTCCGTTCGCAAGAACGCGATCGGCAGAATGCCCGGATAAACCTCGCTTGCCGTCTGCGCCTTGCCGTCTTCGCTTACACGGCGATGCGTCCACGGCGACCATGTTTGCACCTGCCCGCTCGCATCCTCGGTCCATTCGCGCGACCACACCCACCAGATCGGCGATGCGTTCGTCGTCTGCTCGGTTGCTTGGCGCAAGGCCACGAACCAAAACGCCTCGTCTTCGTCGGGCGCGGATGGGTGTCCAATCGTGACGACGTCGTGGGGCCAGTAGAGATGCGCCACCGGCTCGCCTTCGTCGGCGGCGTCGACCTTGCGCCAGCCGACCAGAATCGCACCCGCGCGCGCACCCGTCGCGCATCGGCGCTCGATTTCGGGCATCAGCACGTCGAGCGCGAGATCATCACAGGCCTCGTCGAATGCGACGACGCGCGGATCATCAAACGGAAGCTGCTCGCCATTGTCGCCGTCGAGCAACGCGCGCGTCGCAGGCACGGTGTAGACGCCGCTGTCCTGCCGCGAGAAGAAGCGCAGCCAATTGACCGGGTCGATCGGCATTTTCTCGCCGGTGCGTGGGTAGGCCTTCTTCAACGCATCGCGCACGATCGACTGCTGGTCGCCCGCGTACCGCTGCGCCAGCCCACGTACGACGGTGTCGTAGTCAGCCGAACGCTGACGTCGACCGAGCGCCAGCAGTTCGGTCAGCTCGTCGGCGTCCCATGCGCCGGCATCGGCGCGGATCTTGGCTACCAGGGCATCGCTTGCGGCGTTGACATTGAGCATGGCAGCAGCCTACCACGCGCGCGCGGTTATGTAACCGCTAGCCAACGATTCCCCACTCGTCGGTCGCGTGCGTGCTCGTCGCCATTGAGGCACCGCCCGGACGCTGCACCGGCCACTGCCAATGCGCCAGGTAGCCCAGCGCGTCGACGATGTGGCTTTGATCCTTGTCGCCGGCCTTCTTCTGAGGCTCGTTGCTGCGGTCGTAGGCTTGCGTTTCCAACGCCTTGATCAGCGTCGGGCAAGCGTCGCCGTCAATCGTCACGCGCCTGTCGCGAAAAAGCACATTGAGCGTGTTCACCCTGTCGCGCACGGGAGGGTTGCGCGTGCCATGCACCACCCGAAAGCCAGCCTGTAGAAGCAGGTGGACGTCGCTCAGCGACGACGTCGACTTGAGCGCGGTCCCGCTGGCGTCGACGTAGGCGCTGATCTTCATCCTCGCGATCTCGTCGCGCGAGTAGCGGCGCCCGCGTGTGCGCTCGAGGTACCGCCCGATCCATGCGGCCACCCGTTCGGCGTGCTCGTCCGTCGTCGTCCCGCCGTCTTTGATCACCTCGCCCACGACGTGCGCCACGCGCTTCTCGTCGTCGATTTCGGCTACCAACCATTGCATATTGCGCACGTTGAAGTCGCACCCGATCGCGATACGCCCACGCCCAGGCTTCACGGCGTGCGGCGCCACCGCATGGGTCTGCCGGGCGAACCGCGCATAGACGCGACCGCCGCGCGCGGTGCGTACGCCCTCCAATTTCTCGCTGATCGCCTCGTCGGTCCCGAGGCGCGCGCGCGAATCTTCGATGTAGGACGCAGGCAAAAAGGGGTTGTCGAGCGTCCTGATTATGTAAGCGCGCGTCGTCGGCGCCGGACGCGCAAGGATCAGGTCGTAGGCCGGGCCGTAGCCTTCGGGCGTGCCCGTCAGCAGCGTTTCGAGCGCGCCACCGACGCGGACGCGCTGCATCGCCGGGACGAGCGCCTCGACGTCGCAGAGTTCCCATTCGTCGATCCACGCGCCGATGGCGTTGATCCCTTCGGTGCTGCGCGGCCTGTCGAGCGAGCGGCACCACACCTCGAATTTGCGCGCGCGTCCCACCTCGAAAATATGCGCCTGCCTCCAGTGCCGGAACGGCACGCCCCACCTATCGAGGTTTTCGGCGATCGACCGCTCCATGACGTCGCGCACCATCGGGTAGGTAGGCTCGCACCCGAGGATCGGGCCGGAGTGGCCCTCTCGCATCCCCAGATCGAGCAAGAACGCCACGCCCAGCGAAGTCTTGCCCGAGCCATACCCACCCGACACGACGCGTACGCCGGGGCCACGGTCGGCGAGGACGGCGAGGTGTCGTTGCCCAAATTGGGCAACACCGCGTGACGGGACAACAGTCACGATCTCCACCTGTCGACGAGATCATCGATGTCGTCGCCCTCGACGACGTCGCACGCAGCCAGTAGCAAAGTCGCCATCCGCCGAGCCTCGCGCGCGGGCAAGCGCACACGCACGACCGTCTTTGCGCCATCGACGACGAGCACGACGAGCTCGCCGTCAAGCCCGACCGAGTAGGTGCCATCGATGCCGTCGTCGTCGCTCACTCAGCCGCCGTGTGCGTCACAACGGCAGGAATAAAGTCGACCGTATCCACCTTGCCTTCGTCGGTCGCCACCGGCTGCGCTTCGGAGACCTTGCCCAGGTGGCGCTCCAGGATCAGTTCGCACGCGCGCATCGACACTTTTTCGTCGGCCGATTGCATGTGCTGGCGCATGCGTTCAAGTGCTTCTGGCACGCACGAGGCGATGAACGCCAGCGCCTCGGCCCGAGACATGGCGTTTTCGGGGAGCTTCGGGCGGCCGCCAGGATTGCCGCTTTGCCCCTTCTGGAATTTTGCCACGCCGGCTCCTGCCCTGCTGTCGTCCTGCTCTCAGGTTAGCACACAAACGACGACGGGGGCACCATGCCCCCGCCATCCCCGTTTGCTGTTTGCCCGCACGTCATAGCACGGCGCAGGCGCGCGCGCAACTAACGCCGCGCGGCTTTACCAAGCCACAGATCGGCAGATCCGACGCTAAGGCAAAACGCTTTTTCTTGCAGATCGGGCATGCATGCGCGTGATCTGCCCGGCCGGGCATTGCTCGCGATTGCTCACGATTGCTCGCGCTAGGGATGCGTCGCGGGGTGAACCAGATTGGATCTAGGCTGTAGAAAACAGCTATCCATCTCAGGTTATACCTAAGATTCAAATTCTTCATATTCATACGGGGGGGACTATCCCTCACCCGCGTATCCCCCCCCATATGAAGATGAAGGCGGTTTTTTGCCGCACGCCACTGCTAGGCGTGGGACCGCATCCAATCTTCGGCCTTGACAGCAGTCTTAGCCATGTAGGGGAGGGGAAACATGGGGCCATTCTACCGCGTTTGCAGTCCGCGCACAAGTCGCAAAGATTCCTGCGACCTCGTTGCTGCGGTATAAAGCCAGCGCCTGCGGTCTTCGTCGGTGGTGCCGATCACGTCGTCGGTCGTAACGAGCACACGACGGGCTTGTGAACCTTGCGCTTTGTGGCACGTGACGGCCCATCCGTAGCTGCACACGACCTGCGTGGCGAGATCCGCCCATAGACTCGGACGCACGCCCGATTGCCTATCCCTCATCGCTTTTTGCTTCGCCTCTCGTATGCGGTCGCAGTACGCCTTGATCGCTCGGCGGTCGTGCTCGTCAAGCATCGCCACGGGCGATGACGTGCCCTTGAGGAGCCCAACGCGCTCGTAATCGATCAGCGTCAACGCCTCACCAGGGCGAAAACGCTCGCCGTTCACCGCGTTTGCCCACGGTGCGGTGTGCTCGACCACGAGCACGTCGCCCGCCTCGGGCATGACGTCTGCCCGCCCTGAAGGGCGCAGAACCGCGCGGGCGAGTTGGTTGGCTTTTACGCGGTTGGTGTTACGCCCGACCACGATTAGCCCATCCCCATCGATCTCGTACGTCCACCGCACGGCGTCTGCCGCATTTTTCGGGTTGAGCACGCGATCAATAAGGGCGAACGGCGCGCTTGACGCATGCCCCACGCCCTCACTCAGCCTGCGGGCAAGCGCCAACGACGCCGGGATCGACTGCTCGCGTACGGCGGTGGCGAACGACAGGATCGGGCTCCCTGCTGTTTGCCGGTGGATCGTCTCAAGCCTCCACGTCGGGTGCAGCATGACGCCCGTGCTTTCGCCCACGGCAGGAAGCTGAAAGTGATCTCCGACGAACAAAAACCGCGACGACGGGGCGCGTTCTTTGACCTTCCGCAACACGTAGGCATCGAGCATCGATGCTTCGTCGACGACGATCAGCGCCGGAACGTTGCAGTCGTCGCGGGTATCCCACGCGATCTCGCCTTTCTTGCTCTTCACTTCGGACGGCCGCAAAAATCGGCTATGGATCGTCGACGTTTCGGCCTCGATGCCCGCGCGCCGCAGCACCTCGCGCAGCACAAGCGACGCCTTGCCCGTTGGTGACACGTAGCAGACCGAGAGGCGCATACGCTGCCACTTTTGCGCGATCTGCGATAACAGCCATGTTTTGCCGCAGCCCGCATAGCCTGCAAGGGTCACGTCTCGCCGGTCGGTCGTCGACAAAGACCAATCCAAGATCCCGTCGTACGCCTCGAGTTGATCAGGCGACATCATGCGTCACCGTCCTGCGCTTGCGTCTTTGCCCTTGGCTCCTTCTTCTTTAGCATGCCAGCAGTGCCGAGCTTTTCGGCTTGCTCGCTTTCCTCGAAGAACACGAGCACGTCGTAAACGTCGTCAGCGCCAAGGTTGGCCGAGCGCATGATCGACGAGCGCGAAGGCTTCTCGCCGCGTTCATTCAGGCGCGCCACCGCACGGCGTACCTTGGCGACCTTGCGCTCCCATGGATCGGCGCCGCCCGCGTTCTGCGCCAAGTGGCGCTCGATGACGTTCGCGCTGTGCTCGGCGATGTCGCACGCGAGGCGCGCAATCGTGGCGTCGACTTTCGGCAGCCCGCCGCGCGTCTCTGCTGCCACTGCAAGCGCGAGCGCGATGCGCTTCGCATGCTCGGCCGATCGACCCGTCGATCCTTCCAGGCTTTCATCCTGTTCCTTCCTGCGCCGGTCGTCGCAAACTTCGCGAAAATCGAGCAAGATTTCGTCTGCCGCTGCGTCGGCGTCGACCTCGTCGGGCAGGTAGAGCGATGACTGGTCCTTCGGCACGCGCGACACCCAAGCCGCGTGTTCGTCGCGCTTGGCCTCGATAGCCGCCACGAGTTCCGGCGCCACCGGTCCACGGTGCTGTGCTCGATTGAAGCGCGGCAGCGTCGACAGCGCGGTCATCCACAGGTGACGACCCATGAAGCCGTCACGCGTCGACATTGACGACAACGCCTCGTGCAATGCCTCAGGTGTCGTCGACCCATAGATCACGATCGTCGGCGCGACGAGCGCGCGTCCGCCGCCGCCTTCCATCTTCGATTTGGCGAACGTCAGCGTGTCAGTATTGGCTTGTACAACCTTGAGCAGCACGCCGCGTAGCGACCCGAGCGCCACGTTGCGGTCATTCAAAATCACCTTGAGGATCGGCCCATATTCGTCGACGCAGAAAATCTGCCCTGTCTGCGCATTGGTGGCGCCCTCCAAGCCTGCAAGAAACGCCGCTGACGAAACGAAATCATCGGGACCGACGATCGGTAGCCATGATCCGCGAAGCAGGTTGGTCACGAGTTTTTGAGGCGCACCCTTGCCCGTCGACGTCGGCGCCACCGAGGCAACGATCATACTCGACGTGACGCCTTGAAACGTAAACCGACGCATGCCGAGCGCGAACGCCAGCGCAAGACCGCCGCCAAGCATCAGACCAGGTTGACGGTAGTCGACGCGCCGTTCGATCTCGGCCGCAAACAACTTTGGTATGCCCGAAAGCGCCGAAAAGCGCTCCCAGAGGTTGCCTATGACCGCGTCAAGGGATACTGTCTTTTTTGTCCGTGCCTCGTTTCCGCTCCCCTTGACGAGACGCAGACCCCCAGCCCCGGCGTCGTCCCCCGCCGGGGCTTCTTTTTCTTCCTCGGTCGTCTCGCTTGTCGTGTCGATGACTTCGCCAGCGAGAACGCGCGCGACGACGTCATCGGCCCATGCGTTGACTTGCGCCAGTTGCGCCGGGTCGACCTCGTCGAATTCGTAGCGGTAGCGGTCAAGCTCGCGCTCTGTCGGATAGATGGGCTCGCGCTTGCCGTGCTCGATGCCGTCGCGAATTGTTGCGGCATCCTTCCCGGTCGGCCCTACTTCTTTTCCTTGCGCTTTCCAGACGTTTAGGATGCCGAGCAGCGCCGACGTGACCTCCCCATCCGATAACGCATGCGGGATATAGCCACCGAGCAGCCTAGCCGTCCGCAGCAATGCGTCGTGCTTCTGGCCATCGGGCAGCGCACTGAGCTTTCCGATCTCTCGCTGTAGGGCATCCTGCGCCCATTGACGGGTCGCGTCGCCCTCGACGTTTGCCGCGCGCGGCTTCGGACGGTTGGCGTTTGCCGCGATCGTCTCCGCGATGCTGCGCCGCGCGTCTTCGACGACCACTTGCGGATCGAAAAGTTCACCGGGCGATGAGAGCCACAAAGGCCGATCGTTCTCCCATGCGCCACGTTCAAGCGTCCCGACAATCAGCGGCGCCGACGCGTAGAAGTGCAGCCGGCAAACGTCTTTCGTTGAGCCGTCGATCAGCCCCCGGAAGAGGCTTTCATTCAGGCGCGACCAAACCGATCCCCATAACTTGAGGTCGCCATACACGACGACAGGAGACGCGAACGGCACAACGAAACGCCACGCGCCGCGCGGGTGCTTCCAACGATGGCCAAACGTCGTCCATGCCCAGTGTCGGATGCCGGCAGACTCCAGTGTTCGGGCGATGGCGTCGACGTGCTCGTCTCCGACGTCGTCAAGGTCTGCAATAAAAGCATGCACCTCGACGACGTTTGAAGCCTTGCGCGTCGTCCCCGCTTGCAACACAACCGGCGAGAACGCCGGCCCGTTCTCTTTCGCCCCCGCGTGCTTGTAGAGGTTGGCCGCTTCGGCCGGGCGCTCGCGAACGTCGCCCTCGACGTGTGACCGCAGGAGCGGCCGATCGGCAAACGACCGACAACGCGCCTCAAAATCGTCGACGGAAACAACAAGTAATTCGGGCTTCACCGCCCGAGCGTTCGCAAAATCGCTGATTTTCACTCTGTCCTCCTTGCGCCGTCCCCAGCGCGTCCGACTCGCATCCTACCGCGCACCCTTGCGCGTGTCACGATCTGCCGCTAGCCTCTCGTCTCCACGCCGCCGGCCGCTCCCTCCGTCGACGTGTCGCCCCGACCGCAAGGCCGGGGCGTTGTTTTTTAGAACGGCAGATCGTCACCGTCCCACGGATCGACGAGCCCCCCCGCATCTGCGACGAGCCCCCCCGCATCTGCGACGAGCCCCCCCGCATCTGCCGGTTGCTCGTCTCCAGGCTGCCGCCCCGCCTCTTGACGCAGATGCACGACGCGCGTGTAGTCGCCGTCGGGGCGCGTCTCGATCTCGATCACGCGCGGCATCTCTCCTGCGCGCAGCCGCTCGACAGCTTCGGCCACCGTCGCAGGCATCTTCGTCCCGACGTAAATCGCCCACCATTTTGCGGCCTTGCTATGTGCGAAACCCTCGTGTTGGATGCAAATCCATTCGCTCGCCACTTTCGTCGGCACCCACGCTGCCGACGCGCCCTCGGGCTCCGCGCCGTAGTAGTCAACGCGCACCGTCGGCGGGCCGTCGCCGCTACGCTTTCGGTGCTCGTGGAATTGCACCTCGCCGATCAAAAGCTTCGTCGCCACTGGCCCGCCACCGATCGCCCCAGTCGACAGCGCTGGCAGTGTGCTCGCTTCGGCATTCGCTTTCTTTTCCGGTTCGGGAAATTCGGTATCGCATTCCGAGCACACCCGCGCCCCGGCCGGCTGAACTGCTGAGCAATTTTCGCACGTCTTGATCGGTGCGTCGCCGCCACCCTTATTTTTTTTCTTGACCCGCACTTCGTCGACGGGACCGTGTCGCGCGATGTTCCCGCCGTAGTCGAGCACTAGGCAGTCGCGCTTGCCCTCGGCGGGACGCATGCCGCGCCCCACGATCTGGACATACAGTGACGATGACGCGGTCGCGCGCACGACCGCGAGCACGTCGACGCACGGAGCATCGAAGCCCGTTGTGAGCACGTCGCACGATGCCAGCGCAGCAAGTTCTCGCCGACGAAAGCGCCCGATAATTCCTTGCCGCGTGAATTGGTCCGTCTCGCCGGTGATGGTGGCGCACTCGACGCCACGCACCGCGAGGGCTTCCGCAAGGTGCTCGGTATGCGCCACCGAGCACCCGAAGAGCAACGCCGACGTGCGCCCCTGTGCCAGCGCGTTGCCGACATCGTCGGCAACGCGCTCGGTCACCTCGGCGATATCGGCGGCAAGCTCCATGTCGCGCGCGGCAAATTCACCCGCACGAATCGCAAGCTGCGACGTATCGATCTGCGCGCCCACAGCGCCGGTGATTAGCGGTGCCAGGTGTCCAGCCGCGATAAGCCGGGGGATCTCGACGCGATAGACGATCGACGAGAACAACGCCCCGTCTCCCTCCGTCAAGTAGCCCTGCCCGAGACGGTACGGCGTCGCGGTCAGCCCCACGATGCGCAGCGCGGGATTCGTCTGACGCAAGCCCCTTACGAGCGTCTGATATTGCCCTGTACCATCGGGCGGGATCAGGTGCGCTTCGTCGACGATTAGCACGTCGACGACGCCCAGATCGCGCGCCTTGCGTGCCACCGTCTGAACGCCGCAGACGGTGATCGCCGCTGTGCCTCGCTTGCCGAGCGACGCCGACCACACCGCGAGCGGAGCCATCGGCCACACACGCCGACATGCGGCCGCGTCTTGCTCGATCAGCTCGGCGCGGTGCGTGGCGATCACTACGCGCCCGCCGCACTCCTGAACGACGACGCGGGCAAGTTCGCCAAGGATCGCGCTCTTTCCGCCGCCGGTTGGCACCTCGACGAGCGGGTTCGTCCCACCCTTTCCCCAGTAGGCGATCACCGCGTCGACCGCGTCCTGTTGGTAGTCCCGTAGCTTCACTAGATCTGCCTCCCACGCAGCGGATCTGCCGCGTTGTGACGCCACTTTACCATGATCTGTCGATTGCGTCAACCGAGCACTTGACGCCACACCAGATCAGGCGTAAAATCCTTCCACGGGCTGCGCAGTGCAGACCGCAACACAGGGAGACAGCATGCTGGACGCATACACGATCACCGCCCGCCAGATTGCCGATTTGCGGAATGAGGCGCACATGGTTGGCGACGACGTCATGGTCAAGTGGTGCGAAATCGCGCTTTCGCGATGCCACCTGACCGACGCCGCAGGAAAACGCTGGCGGCACCCGACGAGCGGCAAGCGCGTAACGCGCGATCAAGCGCGTCAGGTCTGCGCAGATTCGATCAACGACGGCAACGGCTGAACCAGCACACAGACAGGGAGCAACGACCATGCGATACAACACCCTCCTTCGCGCCGCGATCGAGCAGTACCTTGGCCGCAAGATCGAGCGCCGCACGTCGCGCGGCAGCGACGGGCGTTTGCGCTACGGCTGGCACGACGGCGCGGCCTATCTCGGCTGCACGCTCGACACCGCATGCGATTGCCTCAACATTCTTACTTTTTGAACGGAGCAGAGACCATGTTGACTGCAAAGAAAAGCCTTCGCGACGCCGTTGAGGCGCGCGCACCCAAGATCCTCGTGTACGGCGGCGCGGGTGTCGGAAAAACGACGCTGATCGCGTCCCTTACCGGGAAGATCCTGATCATCTCGGCCGAAGCGGGATTGCTCTCGCTCGCCGGCGCCGACATTGACGCCGATGTTGTGGAGGTCACGTCGATTGAGGCGCTGCGCGCGGTCTACGCCGAGCTCCGCGCCGGGGATCACGGGTATGCGTGGGTCGTGCTCGACAGCGTGAGCGAGATTGGCGAAGTGGTTTTGAGCGCGGAGAAGGCGAAGACCAAAGATCCGAGGGCCGCGTATGGGGCCTTGTCCGACGAGATGCTCAAGATCATGCGCGCGTTCCGCGACTTGAGCTGCGGCGTCTATTTTTCAGCGAAGCTTGCGTCGACGAAGGACGAGGCTACTGGGCGCGTCAGCCACGGCATCGGGATGCCAGGGGCGAAGTTGGGCGAGGCGTTGCCATACCTTTTCGACGAGGTCTTCCGCCTCGTCGTCATCGACGAGGATGACGGGCAGGGCGGTAAGATCGCCGCGCGTTACCTGCTTACGGCGACCGATGGCAAGAGCGTGGCAAAAGATCGTTCGGGCAAGCTCGACGCGCTTGAGCCGGCCGACCTCGGGCACGTCGAAGCGAAGATTTCGGCCTGAAACGTACGAACCAAAGACGGTGATCGAATGGCCCACGTCACGGGCCACCAGCCAATCGCGGGGGATAGGCGCCCGCATTTCACGCAGCGAGGTTCACAATGTCCGACTGGCACGACGACAACGACGACAGCAGCACGAGACTTGGTTTCAACGTCGAGGACGTGCAGGCGCCCAGCTTCGACCTCTTGCCACCGGGGCGCTACCAGGTGGTGTGCTCGAGCGCCAAGGTGGCGCCGAGCAAGAACAATCCATCGACGGTATTGGCGAACATCGAAGAAACGATCATCCTCGACGGTGACCATGCGGGGCGCAAGATCTGGTCGCGCTACGTCGTCGCCCATGCCGACGGCAAGGTCATGGCGCGTGGTCGCGCCGACGTGGTGCGAATGATGTCGGCCTATGGCATCGGCGGCGGCGACCTCGCCCCGTGCGTCGGGCGTGAATGCATGGCCGCTGTCGACATCGAGGCGGCGAAGGGCGAATGGGACGCGCGCAACAAGATCAAGCGCCGCGAGGCAATCGGCGGCGCCATGCCTGCGGCGAAGCCTGCGCCCGTTGCCGCCGCGTCGAAGGCTGCGCCTCCGTCGTTTTTGCGTAATCGTAAGACTATCGAGGGTTGAAACATCCCGTCGCGTGTGGCCCCGAGCGCGACAAACCATTGGCATTCCGCTAATGGTTCATCTGTCCGAAAGCTTTGGCGGGTGGAGACAATCGGGGCACCTTTTCTGGAGTTAATTGTGACGATCGATCGATACCGTGGCCCGCGTCGAATTCGCCTCGACGGTGAACGTTTCGCCGCGCTGCGCGCGCAAAAGAACTACAGCCTTGCTCACGTCGCCACCGCGTGCGGTGTGACGCGCCAGGCGGTGTGCCAGTGGGAGCAAGAACGCAGCGTCCCCGACGATCGCGCGCTCGAAGGATTGGCGCTCGTCTTCGGCGAAGACCTCGCCGCCGCCGTAAGCGTCAAGGTGTGGGAATGACAGCGTCCACAATCGCAATCCCGCTGCGTCTTGGCGCTGCATTGAACGCGCGCGTGCATTGGACTGCACGCGCAAAGCGGGCGAAGACGGAACGCGCCATCGTGCGGACGACGCTTGCCTGCTATCGTCAACCGATGCTGTCGGGCGATACGCCGCCATCGATATGCACGCTCGTACGTGTCGCGCCGCGCGCGCTCGACGACGACAACCTTGCGGGCGCATTCAAGAGCATCCGCGACGAGATCTCCGCATTCTTCGAGGTCGACGATGGGCCAAATGGTCCGATCGCGTGGCGATACGAGCAGCACAAAGGCGAGCCGAAGCAGCACGGGATCGAGATTCGGCTTGAATGGATAAATGCATGACCGGACGAAAAAAAGACATCGCCAAGCGTGAGCGCATCGCCGAGTTGCTGCGTAATGGCACGACGACGGAAGCGATTGTCGCGCGGCTTGGATGCACAAAGCAGTTTGTGAGCGAGATTAGGCGAGAGCTGAAAAAGGGGCAGGGATGACCGACAAGGAAATGGCCGACCGTTTCGACGAGCTGTTGCGGCAGCTTGAATTGTCGACGGAAATCATGGTCCGCGAGTGGCGAATGCTGTACGACAACGGAAGCTACGGCGCACGTTCATTGAAAATTCAAATCGACCGCAATCGAGAAGCCATCGACAAAGCAAGGGGCAAAGCATGACGACAAAAAAACCACGCCGGCAGTACCGCGACAGCGACGGCAGGCGCCTGCCAGGTGTGACTACGGTGCTCGGCGTGCTGGACAAGCCCGCGCTCGTGCCGTGGGCTGCGCGACAGGCCGCAGAGGCGACCGCCGCCGCGATGGTCGACGGTGGCCAGCCTGCGGCGCAGGCGATCGAGATTGGCCGCAAGGCACCATTTCAGCGTCGACAAGATGCCGCAGACGCAGGGACGCAGGCGCACGCGTGCCTTGAGGCGCACTATATCGGCGAGCCTTGGCCCGAGGACGCGAGCGACGCGGCACGCGCATGTGCGCAGCGCGTGATCAACCACATCGAGGCACGCGGCTATCGCGTGATCGCAAGCGAATGGGCGTCAACGATCTTCGATTATGGCGAAGGCTGGGGCGGGACGCTCGATTTGATTCTCGAGCGCGAAGGGCTTGTGTACGTCGCCGATCTCAAAACGGGTAAGGGCGCCTTCGACGAGGTCGTGCCGCAGCTCGCCGCCTATCGGCACCTGTGGGATTTCTCGCGCGATGACCGCGAACATTGGATCACCGGAGGAGGAGTCGTGTTTCACGCCCCGATCGAAGGCGACACGGTAGCCGAGATTGCGCTGCCGCCGGCGAAGTTGGATGCCGGCTGGCGTGTTTTCCACGGCGCATTGACCGTCTACTGGGCCAAAAAAGAGGCGCGCTTACCGGGCGCCAAGGATGACGACGATGGGGCATGACGTCGAGGGTCGGCTACTCGCCGACGAAGTCGAGCGCCTGCGCGCCGAACGCGACGCAGCCACCGCGCGCGAGGACGCCACCGGCTACCAGGTCGATGCCTTGCGGCGCCGCATCGAGCAGGCCGAGACGGCGCTTTTGGCGGTGCGCGTGGCTTTGCAGGTTTTCGACGTCGTGCCGGGCGATGTCGGCGACGTGGGCGTGCTCAAAGACTCTGTCCGCGCAGCAATCGTCGCGATAGAGTCAGGCGCAATTTTCGATTGGTACCAGCGCGACGCGCTCTTGCGTAGGCTGCGTGACCACGTCGACGAAAGAGGGTGAGTCATGCCGGGTGGAAGAACGCCAGCGCAGGAGGCAATCTGGGTCCGCGCAAAGAAGGCAGTTGAGAAGAGCAAGGGTAAGGCTGAAAGCGCCTTCACCGATCGCGACTGGGGTTTGGTGCAGAAAATCTACAAGGAAATTGGCGGAACCTAGTGGTCACGCAAGGGAGCAAGGGAGCATGACAGCACAATTACATTTCGGGCGTTGGCAAGACGCCCTAGCCCACGTCGACGCCGTCGACGCCGTGATCTGCGATCCGCCGTACGGGGCGAAAACGCATGAGGGACACAACGAAATTGGGCATATTAAAAGAGCCGCAGGCACGTACAAAGAAAAACCCGTTAATCCGAAAAAGGTTGGCAGGCCATTAAATTACGAACCGTGGATGCCGTCCGACGTGCGCGGCTTTGTCGACGCGTGGGTTCCGCGCTGCCGCGGATGGTTCGTAGCATTTACGTCGCATGACCTCGTGCCCGCATACGTCGACGCGCTAGAGGGCGCTGGCCGATACGTATTCGCGCCGCTGCCGTTCTTTTCGCCGGGATCGCGGATTCGGCTGTCAGGTGATGGACCATCATCGTGGACGTGCTGGGTTGTCGTGGCGCGCCCGAAGACGCGCGAATTTCAACGGTGGGGCACGCTTCCGGGCGGGTACATGCATCCGCCCGAAAACTGCGCTGTGGTTGGCGGCAAGCCGCTCGGTTTGATGTGCGCCATCGTGCGCGACTACTCGCGACCGGGCGACTTGATTTGCGATCCGTTCGTCGGGTCGGGTACGACGTTGCTTGCGGCGATCATGGAAGGTCGCCGCGCAGTCGGCGCCGAGCAGAAGCCTGAACACTACCACATCGCTGCGACGAGGCTTTCGCGCGGCTACACCGCAACGATGTTTGCGGAGTAGATCGTGGATCTTTTTTCTATGGGCGTTTTTGACGACGAGCGCACGCCGCGCGAACGTGCGCCAGCCCGGCCGGTGCGGTGCCTTGAGGACGATCTAGCGCCAGCGTTGCCACAGATTCCGCTGTGCACGACTTGCGGAAATCACGCGCTCAAGGGCAAAACCGTTTGCCTGATCTGCGAGCGAGAACAACGGGTTCGGCCGTGGTCGAAGTCGACGACGGTGCAGGAAATGCGAAAATTCATGCGCCTGCGCGCAAAGATGATCTGTCACGGCGGCGTCCTGCGCGAGTCGAAGACGATCGCGCACGTCCTCGCCGATTTTGTCGCCGAAGGTAACGCCAGGTGGGCGACGCGCCGCGACCTGCATCGTCTCGGACTGCCCGACGATGGCCCCCGCGTGGCGATCCTTCTCGGATGGCCAAAATGATCGGTTTGGCATTGCTGTTTGCCGCATTTGCGGTCGTCGCCGCTTACTCGCACGCACTCGACGTGCGCGACGAGCGACGGCGTCAACAGCGCCTTGACGCGTGGTACGACGAGAACGGCGGCGGCGAGTGAGCAGCACGACGGAGCACGTGGCCAGCGGAGACGTCGAAACGATGACGCCGTCGACGCTGCGCTACTCGCTCCGTCGCGCGCGCCAACGGATCGCGACGCTCGTCGCGATGGTCGATGACCTAACGCGCGAGCGCACCGCACTACGCGCGCGCGTTCGGCGCCTTGAGCGGCAGCTAGACCATGTGCGCGACGCCGCTAGTGCGAACGACGCTGAACTTGACTAATCGACATCATCACGATCGAAAACGGCACCGACGCCGTAGCTTCAATTTCGATTATTCGCTCGTTGTAGCCGGGCTCGATCGGTACGTAGATGTCTGCCGGCGTTTGAACTAGCGTTCCGATCGTCGCCATCGTGAGAGTCGTCGACTGCGAAGGCCCCGACTGTCCTTCGGATCCATAGATCCTTACGTTTGCCGTCGCCGTCGCTGCGCCGCCAGTACGAACACCGCGCACGACAAGGATCCCGCGCGTGTACGGTGCACGCGGCAGCGGTTGGTGTGGACGATTGACGAAGCGGGCGAAGATGAATTGTCGTTCCCCGCTCGTCGTCAAAGACACGATCGCCTTTTCGCCATAGGCGTTCGCCTGCGTCAAAATTCCTTCATAAAGCCAAATCGGATGAAGGATCGCGTCTCCCCACGGTGGGCCGCTACGGTCGACACCAGCGCGGCCCTGCGGGTTGATCGGCGTGACAATACCGTCAGCGGCAATGGCTGGCGCACCAGTAGCCAGTTCATAGAGATAGCGAACGCGGCCCGCGATGGATTCTGCGATGCGCGCCAGCGCGGGGGCATTGCTTCGCACCTGCGTCGACGTGAGGGGTGCTGAAGAAATGGATCGGGAAATTGGACGCGGCATCGTATTACCTCACGGAGTGAAGCCGTACCCGTAACCGAGGACAAGAAGTTCACGGCCACCGATGGAACCACCGGTTGTGTTGCGTACTGCGATCGATGCAAGGTTTTCCACGCCGCCACTAAACGTGTTTCCGCTGATCATGCACGACCATAGGTTAGTCGTCCCCAATTGGGTAAAGGCTGTCCACGCACTGACGCCGCTACCCGTCGTCAAACGTGCTTGCCATGTGCCGGCGCCAGCGGTGGAGTAGTCCAACGCAAGAATCACGATGTCGAGGTCCGTCGTTCCGGTATCTTTGAAGCTCGGAAAACGCACTGACGCTGACGATATGGACGCTACTTCGTTTGCCGCCGTCGTCTGCGGGTAGCGTACCCAGTCGATTGGGCCAAGGATCGGCGATGCGGCCGAAAGCGTGCCGAGGAAATCTGTTTTCGTCGTCACGGACGAGACACGCATACATCCAAGCGCAACAGAGCAAAGCGGGAATTCGATCAGCGGTTCGGCTGTGAACGATGTCCGATTATGGTCGCGCGTTTGCGATACCGTGATCGAATTGTTGCCCGGTGCCGGAAGTCCCGTCAGGTATTCCCACAGCGTGTTGATCGAGCGGTTGATCCGCGTCAGCACCCACGGGTCAAGCGGCGCGTCGGCGGCAGTCATCGCGGCATCGATCGAATCGCCGGCCATGACCGACGGCGTCATGGTGTTAGTGGGAAATGGGTTACCGCTTGCCGCCGCTCCAACATTGGTCAAGCCATTGGCGCCGCTCGTGGTACGCCACGTCGGGAAAAGACGCCATCCCTCAATCCGCGCACCGGGGTCGAGGTCGGTAAGGTACAGCGGTGCGCGCACAGCGATATAGCGCCACGTCGCGGCAGCAGTCTGATCAATTACCAGGTCGAAGACGACACGGCGGTAGCGATCCGCACCGGCGACATTGGAGACGACGCGCTGACCGACGTAGGCGCCCGACGTCAACGCCCACGTCGACGACATGACATCACATTCGATCTGTTGATTTGCGACGCGTAAGTCAACGTCCAATTCAAGCGTCCACGACTCCGAAATGCCAGTCTTCGGAAACAAAACCGGAATCACGAGGATGTAGAATTCAGCTTCTGTTGCAGCACCATAAAGCGCAAGCTCGCGCGCAATGGTCTGCGACCCAGCAGGTAGGCGCAGCGGGCATCCTCTATCGGTGGCGCCCGAATGATTGATCGTGTTCGCCTCGCCGTTTTCGCCGGTGATCTTGTCGTAGACCAGCGCGAAATCTCCAGCCGCGTTGTCGATAACGCGCGCGTAGATCGAGGCGTCGCGCACGACGTCGCCAAGCGGAGCACCGACAAACGAGGAGTTTTTACGGCGCGCCATTATCTCCACCTCGGTTCGTACGTCGTCGCGACGGCAAGCGTGTTGACGTAGCCGCTCGACCCAGCCAGCGCCGCGAATTCGCTTTCGGTGTAGCCGCTCGTCGTCGTTCCGTCGACCGTTGTAGCGGCAGGGTCAGCCACGATGTAGTCGATGCCGCCGGCAATTACGAACGCTGGCGCTGCCGTGATCGTGATCTGTGTTGCCGATACGCGCGCGACCACCGTCGTTGAATGGTAGACGGCGCCGCTGATATCGTAGATCCGTACTGCCTGACCAGGGAAGTAATCATCTGCCGGCGACGTACCAGATACTTCTGGCCCGGTCGTCGCAAGCGTCAACGTCGTTGCAGCGATCGACGAAATGACGGCACCAGGCGAGACGACAAGCGCCTTGTCGAAGACGAGCAAACGCACATCCACACGGCCTGCGTCGTAGCGTGGGCGGCGAGAGACAACGCGGCACTGCGCGCCCGCCAGCGTACCGCCTCGCATATCGGGCAAGCCTGAGAAGGCGTCAGGCAAGCCCGAAAGTGTGACGACGTCGCCGATGCGCAGGCCCAGGTGCGCCATCGTCAGCGACAGCGAGACATAGCGGCGCGCAAGGCCATTGTCCCCGCGTTGGATGTCGGCGGCAATCGTCTGAAGTTCCCCGATCGTCACCGATGCGGGGTTGACGTATTTGTTCGGTCGAAATCCGGGATAGTCGGCGACACCGAGCGTGCGGAATTCGAGTTCCTGCCGCTCTTGCGTACGCGGGTACCGCTTGGCGGTTGCCGTATCGATCAGGTTGATTTCAACGCGGAAGTCTCCATCCGTTGGCGAGTAATCGCACCGAGCCGTCGCGATCGGGTAGATTGTGCTTTCGTCGGCGATGACCTCGATCCGACTATCGGGGATAATCGAGTTGGTACCCAACGTCGTCGTCGACGTTACGCGCGGCGTCGCAAGCTGAAAGACTGAAAGCTTACCGTCGTACGTGATGCGCGTAGCCGCCCCATTTAGTCGGCTCCATTCACGCAGGACATCGCTAGCCTTCTGCTCTTTGTCGACGACGACGTTGAACGGTCGCGTAAATGGGAAAGCTTCCCATGATGCGACGTCGACCTCGGAGACGGCGAACGCGGCGCCAAAACGCCAACCCGGATCGGTGGCGGTCTGCAAACGGCCCGGAAGCTGATCGTATGTCGTCGCCGCTTGGCCCTCTTTCGAGATGAGTAGA